AGTTTCAAAGCGAGACATGGAAGAAATATCGCAAAAGGTAAATCTTCCGCAGCCTATTGGGCAAACAAAGTATTTTGGGCAGGTAAAGGTGGTTCAAAGAAAAGACCGCCTGCGTCCCAAAAAAGAAGATTTGGAAGTAAAAGAAGAAAAAGATGACAATACCAAAAGTAATAGATCGAAGAGCAGTATGGCTAGAAGGACTATCCTTACATGCCGCAGAAGTACTCAAAAAACTTCAGACACGTCAAGTGAATGGAATAACTCCATCTGAAGCTGAGAGTGATATTATCGATTTATGTGGTGGTTATCTATATCTTTTAACGCTTGCAAAAGAACACGGACTCTTTGATTCCGACGATCCCTTTAACTTATTTGAAAAAGAGACCCTCCATTGATAGAAGTAAGCCGTTCCGATGTAGTGCAAGACTACTTAATGGAACTGAATCCCGAAACAAGATTTATTAAGTTACCTATAGACGGGTATCTTGATTTATTAAATGTAATACCAAATACCTCCCAAACTGCACTTATTAATGCAATCAACAATCCCAAATATCGTTTCGTCTGTGCAGCAGTATCACGACGACAAGGAAAAACTTATATTAGTAATATTATAGGACAACTAACTTGTTTAGTACCAGGTTCGCATGTATTACTTATGTCACCTAACTACTCATTATCTCAAATATCATTTGACTTACAGAGAAATCTCATCAAGCATTTTGATTTAGAGGTAACACGAGATAACGCAAAAGACAAAGTTATTGAACTATCAAATGGTTCTACTATACGAATGGGTTCTATTAATCAAGTAGACTCAGTAGTTGGTAGAAGTTATGATTTAATTATATTCGATGAGGCAGCCTTAACAGATGGTAGAGATGCTTTCAATGTCGCACTGCGTCCTACACTAGATAAGGAAAACTCTAAAGCAATATTCATATCAACTCCTCGTGGTAGAAATAACTATTTTGCAGAATTTTATTATAGAGGGTGGTCAGAAGAATTTCCAGAGTGGTGTAGTATAAAAGCTACTTACCATGAGAATCCGAGAGTTTCAGAAGCAGATATTATCGAAGCCAGAAAAACAATGTCCCAGGCAGAATTTAATCAAGAGTACATGGCAGACTTCAATGTATTTGAAGGTCAGGTGTGGGCATTTAATCACGAAGAATGCACAGCAGATTTAACAGAATTAGATGTTAGTCAAATGGATGTCTTTGGAGGACTTGACGTAGGATACAAAGATCCTACAGCATTTTGTGTGATTGCCTATGACTGGGATCAACAAAAGTATTACTTAGTTGATGAATATATGGATGCAGAACGGACTACAGAACAGCATGCCGTGCAGATACGAAAATTAATTGATAAATGGGACATTGACTGGATTTATATTGATTCTGCAGCGCAACAAACAAGATACGATTTCGCACAAAATTATGATATTAGTACTATTAATGCAAAGAAATCAGTACTAGATGGAATAGGGCATGTTGCAGGAATAGTGGATAATGATGCACTTATTGTAGACCAAAAATGTAAACAAGCGCAGATGTCACTAGATCAATACCAGTGGGATCCGAACCCTAATTTAATGAAAGAAAAACCAAAACACAATATGTCATCCCACATGGCTGATGCATTACGATATGCACTGTATACATTTGAAACTACAGCCACTACGTTTTAATAAGACCTGTAAAAAACAGTTCTTGACATATGATGTGACTTTTTGGTATAATTCTAATTAAGAGTAGAAATATGAAATTAAAAAGAGATTTAGTTAAATATGTACGAGATAAAGCTAAATCTAAATATAAGAAACAAAGTAGTTGTTATATTTGCGAAAGCAATATAGACTTAGATTTTCATCATTACTACGGACTGACCGAACTACTAGAAACTTGGTTGAAAAAAGAAAAATATATTATAGAGAATGAGCAAGACATACTAGCACTTCGAAAGTCCTTTATTGATGATAATTGGGAGAAAGTGTACGAGTATACTGTAACCCTCTGCCATAAGCATCATTTACGATTACATTCAATATATGGAAAAAGACCCAAATTGATTACAGCAGAGAAACAAAAACGTTGGGTCGAGAAGCAGAGAGACAAATATGGCATGGTACGATAGACTATTAGGAAGAGATACTGAGGAAAAACTCAATCCTTCACAATATGTTATTTCCCGTAATGAGGGGATGACTATTGATTCGCGAGAAGTAGTCACCAATTACAGAAATGCATACGAACAACTAGAAATCGTCAACAGAGCAGTCAATATGATTGTTGATGATGTTTCTGAAATTCCGTTTGCCGTTGGCGAAAAAATAAACGGTACGAATAGCATACTAAAAAATATTCGTAAGTCAAAAGTTAACTTACTTTTAAATGTAGAACCTAATCCTTTTCAAGATGTTAGTACTTTTAAAAGAAACTTAATTATTGACTTAATGATTGATGGTAATATATTTATATATTTTGATGGTAACCATATGTACCATTTACCAGCAAACAAAGTAACTATTTACAGCGACGATGTAAACTACATCGAAAAATACACATATGACAATAGTATAGACTATTCTGTAAATGAAATAATACATATAAAAGAGAATAGTTTTAACTCCATTTATAGAGGAACTCCAAGACTAAAACCAGCATATAGAACTATGCAACTCCTTAGCAATATGAGAAGTTTTCAAGACAACTTCTTCAAAAACGGAGCAGTTCCAGGTTTAGTACTTAAATCACCAAATACTCTTTCTGAAAAAATCAAAGAAAGAATGTTACAAGCATGGAGCATGAGATACAATCCAACAACAGGAGGCAGACGCCCTCTTATATTAGACGGCGGATTAGAAGTATCTAGCCTAACAAATATTAATTTTAAAGAACTTGATTTCCAAAGCTCTATCACAGCAAACGAAAAAATCATTTTAGAAGCAATGGGAATACCACCCATCTTAATGGACGGTGGTAACAACGCAAACATAAGACCCAATCACAGACTGTACTATCTTGAAACTATCTTACCAATCGTAAGAAAGATGGGATATGCATTAGAACGATACTTTGGGTTCTCACTATCTGAGGATGTAACAGGAATACCTGCTTTACAACCAGAACTGAGAGACCAAGCAGCTTATTATGCAACACTTGTTAATACTGGAATTATAAGTCCAAATGAAGCAAGAGAAGCAATAGGCAAAGAACCTGTAGACGGATTTGACGATCCAAGAGTACCGCAAAATATTGCGGGTTCTGCCGTTAATCCTGACGAGGGAGGTCGACCACCAGAGTCGTCACCAATAGAGGAAGAATAATTATGACAAAAAATATGATGGCTAAAGCACTTTCCGATTTCTTTGTTGAAAAAGAAGTCGAAACAATGGACTTAGCAACTTATAAAAGTCATGGTAATGATGTACCTGTGAAAGACTACTTGCTTAGAAGAGCATTTGGATCTTGGAACAGAGTTCTATCAGCCATGAAGAAAAGACATCCAGTTGCTGTAGTTGAAGCTCCAGCTCCTGCTCCCGCACCAAAGGCTCCTAAAGCCAAGAAAGCGGAGAAGAAAGATGTCAAATAAAATTTATCATTGGACTAGCACTTTTAAATCACTAGGCGAAAACGAAGATGGTGGTGTAGATATTAAAGGATCTGCTAGTACTAATGCTCTTGATAGAGCAGGCGACATAATCGAAGCTGACGCTTGGACAAAAGGTGGTTTGGAAAACTATAAAGGTAATCCAATCATTCTTTTCAACCATAACTACGACAAACCGATTGGTCGAGCAAAAGATTTACAAGTTACTGAAAACGGCTTAGAAATATCTGCAAAGATTTCTAAAGCTGCTGGAGATGTAACGCAATTAATTAAAGACGGTGTCCTTGGAGCTTTTTCTGTTGGTTTCAAAGTCAAGGACGCTGATTACATGACTGAAACTGACGGATATAAAATAAAGGACGCGGAGCTTTTTGAAGTTTCTGTTGTATCAATACCTTGCAACCAAGGGGCAACTTTTGGATTGAGCAAGTCATTTGATTCTATGGAAGAATACAACAAGTACAAGCATACTTTTTATACGGCTAACTTAAAAGATTCAGCAGACGCTGTTGAAATTGAGCAGCCAAGTACGGCGAAAGCCAAAGAAATGGAGACAAATATGTCAAAAGAAAAAACATCTCCTGAGAGCAACCCAGAGTTTAATCTTGAGTCATTTGCTGCTGAAGCTGCTGAAAAAGCAGTTGCACAATATGCAATGAAACAAGCTGAACTTAAAGCTGCTGAACAGAAGGCTGCAGAAGAAGCTGCTCAAAAAGCTGCTGACGAAGCTGAAGTTCAAAAAGCCTCCGAGGAAGCAAAACAGGAAGAGCAAAAAACTGTAATCCAAGCTGGATTAACAGGTGCTGAAAAATTAATGTCTGACGTTGAGTCAAGAGTGAAAGAAGACTACTCTAATTTAGAGAGTGTTGTTAAGTCACTTGAAGAGCAACTTGCTGAGAAGTCTGAAGAAATCATGAACATTCGTGAGTCAAAAAGACATTTCTCTGACAGACAAGGTAACGGCGATTGGAAAAAATCATTCGAGCAAGACATCTCAGATGCTAAATTTGCAGGTCTAGCTACTGGACGTGGATGGGATACTCCAATGGCAAAATCTTTAATGGAAAAAGTTAACCAACATTCAGGTGTTGAAGTTTCTTCCGCTGATTTTGAACAAGTCGTTTCAACAAACATTGAAAGAGATATCGAGAACGAATTAGTCTTAGCTCCTCTATTTAGAGAGATTCCTATGACTTCTGCGAACATGATTATCCCAATCTTACCAGATGCAGGTTATGCAGAATTTACTTCTAACCAAGCAGCTTCTGGAAGTTCACCACACGGTAACTTAGAGGAAAGAGGAGACACTTATGGTACACCATTTTCAGGTGTTGATCTAACTGAAAGAACACTTTCAACCAAAAAACTTATTTCTCAATCTTACTTAGGTAATGAGACAGAAGAAGATGCAATCTTGCCTATTCTACC